AATGGGATGGCAACCAATGGAACGTTATCTTTGAAGCTGCTCAAGAATCTAACTCAAACATTCATCAGACCAATATATACAGTGGAGTTCAGTACGTTTGGAACGGCGTATACTGGGCTAAATCATTTGAAGGTGTGTATAATAAAGGGTCATGGAGAATAGAACTTTAAAAGATCGTATTGTTTGTAGCGGAGCATTGATCTACGCTAAGTCAACACGAAGATTCCTATTACTTCAAAAATCTCGAGGTAAACACCAAGGAACATGGGGTCTTGTAGGAGGTACTAACCTTCAAGACGAAAACCCATGGCAGGGCTTGTTAAGAGAAATACAAGAAGAAATTGGCTCTGTTCCTAAAATAATAAAAACAATCCCATTAGAAACATTTGTTAGCAATGACAAGGTCTTTAATTTCCACACATACTTGTGTGTTGTTAATGACGAGTTCATTCCAATACTAAGTGACGAGCATATTGCTTGGGCATGGAGCACAATTGATTATGCTCCAAAACCCTTGCATCAAGGACTACGTAACAGTTTCTCAAACAAAACAATGCGCAACAAATTTCAAACAGTGTTTGATATTGTTGACATCATTGATTAAGCCTGCGCTTCACCCCAACGAATAATAACGTTAGTCGGCGTAGCACTTCCCGAAGTCTTATACACGTTAATCGCCAATACGTCTGGACCGTTTGGATATGTTCCACGGCCGCCTAATGTAGTATTAGTTAATTCTTTCAAGCTAGATAAGTCCAATGTACTAGTTGATCCCGGTGCAGCAATGAACGAGAATACAGTTTCGCCTGGTTGTGCATATGGTGGTTGACCAAATTGGAATGTAACAGCAGTGCCGCCGCTAATTGCAACAATCGAGCTCTGTGTAAAGTTTACACGATAGTATTGTGTACCACCGAACGAACTTAATGCACCAACTGACTGCACTGATGCTCCGCTTGGGAATTTAGTAGGATCAGATACTACAGTACCGTTACCTGCACCGTATGTTGACACTAATGTTTCCCAACTTGCTTTTGTAAAGTATAAGAACGATGTGTTAGTACCAATAATTGCAGGAGTAAATGCAATTGTGGTATTGTAAGCCACTGAACTTGTTGAGTTTTTACTCAACGTTACAATGTAATAAGGTGTATAACTAAATGTTACCGCTGTGCTAACAGCAACTGACGTTAACAATGTACTGTTAAATGTAACAGTGTAATAGTTAACACCATTAAATGTTTTTAATGTACTGATAGAACTAATAGTAGTACCTACTGCAAATTTGCCCGAGTCATTAACTGTGTTAGAAACTACAGCAGTACCAATTGGTAATGCTGCCCAACTTGCTTGAGTAAAGTTCAATGAGCTTGCCCCTGACAATGCTTGTCCAGTTACAAAGAATGTTGCAGTATTTCTTGCACTGTTGTTTACTACTGTACCATTTGATGCAGAGTTAACAACGGATGCATTTGCATATTGGAAATATGTTGTTGTACAAGCAGTTACAGTGTAAGTACCGTTTACTCCTGGGAAACTTGTGTTACCAGAAACAGTAACACTATCGCCGGCGCTGTAAGGAGCATATGTTTGTGCTGATGTAAAATAAACAGTAGCAGTTCCTGAGTTTGCAACAACGTAATATGTTGCTAAATTTGAAGTAACTGGATTATGCGGAACTAGTGAGTTAGCACTAAATGTTACAGTATAATAACTTTGTCCTGCTGCAACTGCCGGACCTGCAACGTTAGTTACAGTAGTACCGTTAGGGAAGTCAGCACTATAAACTGCGCTACCAATCTGTCCATTTAACGCTGTCCAACTAGCTTGTGTAAAATATAAGAAGTTTTGGTTAGCAGTAGTTTTAAAGTAAGGACTTGGAGGAATTGTAGCAGCACCTGTAATTAATCCTAATGTAGTAGCAATTGGATCTGGGTTTGAAGTAACTGTAGATACAGTTGTACCGTTAGGGAATCTTGATTCAGAGGAGTCAACTGCAAAACCAATTGATGCTCCTAAATTATCCCAACTTGTTTTAGTTACATAAACAATGTTTGAACCACTTGGACTTGTGAATCGTGTGTTATTCGGAACGTTTGCTGTACCAGTGAGTGCTGTTGTAGTAGTTGCGGTTGATGTTGTTGTAGTAGCACCGCCTGACCAGCTTACAGAACCACCAGGTGCAACTTGAGCAAACGACGGCTGTCCACCTGCCGAGCTAGGTGCTAAACTTGACCAAGTAATTGCTGTTGGATCAATCGGATAGTTTTGAGGATTTAACACACCTTCAACAACTAGACCACCAGTACCACTATCTGATGATACAGCAATTTCCTGTAGCAATAATTGCGCACGGTTAATAAGTTCTCTATCACCTAAATCGCCAACGATAGCGTTTGAAACGCTAGGTGCTAAACGAATTAGGAACGCCGTTTGTTTAGTAGTAGAAGCTTGGATACCAGTAGATGCGTAGTTAAAGATGTATCCACGATCTTCGTCAAATCGTCCATCTGTTAAGAACGCAGAACCCCAGTGGCTAATAATTGGGGTAATTGTATTACTAATTAAAACAACACCTGTATTAATTTCGTGTGTTGCTGCTGTACCTGCGGTGAACAATCTTGTTGAACCGCCACTAAATTGCGCCATCGGTGCGGCTCTTGTACATCCTGTTAAGTTGTTTCCGCTCTTACCAGTAAACGCAATAATTTCGTTATCAATATAAACGCAGCCTGATTCATTAGGGAATGAACTTGCGTCAAGCAACGGAATAGTGGTAGCAGTTGCACTAATAGATTCTCTTAGTTTACCAAGGCCGCCTTCGTTGTGAACTTCATAACGCACTGGCATGTTACCAGTACGCATATATGCTTCTGTGTTTACGTTGCTGTTACGAATACGGTGTGCAAATACATAGTTACCGTCCGAACCTCTTAACATAAAGTCAATAAAACCAGCACCGTACCATGACCATTGCATACCAATCATCTGCATCTTTGTGATGTCTAAGTTGTATCCGCTTGGGCCAGTACCATCTAATCTATCTAGGTTAAATTGACTTTGTGGAATTAAAATTTCTTGTACTAAACAGATTTTACTTGCAACGCAATTACTTGCACCACGATAGTCAGGTGTAACTGATAAACTAGTTTGACTCATAACGTTTGTTACGGTATGTGTCATACCTTTAATAACAATCTTGTCACCTGTTTTAAGTTGATCGCGGTAACGTGTGTTTTGTCCAGTTACTAAGTTTGTGTCCTTAGCAATGCTCGAAACTCCAGATAACTGGAATGTGCTAGAACGACGTCCTACACATAATTCATTACCGTTGTACTGCCAGAACATACCGTTCTGGTCATCAAATGTACCTGCACGAACAGTAGCACCGTGCCATTCTAAAATTGCAACTTGTGCATTAGAAGTAATAGAACCGTATAAGTTACCTAAGTTTGATGTAGCTTGAACAGTAAAGACACGCTCAGTCTGAACGCTTACAACAGTGTAATCTGAATTGTAACCAGCAGTATCAATTCCCGATACTCTTACTTTACCACCAACTTGTAGTCCATGATCAACGTCATCTGTTGTAAATTGGATGTATGATCCAACAGTTGTTCCAAATGCTGTGGCAGATTGTAAATTGTAACTAGGAGCAAATAATGCACCAGTTGTATACATAACACCCTTACCAGATTGGTAACGAATGTATTTCTTACTCATACGAATTGCTTGGCTACCGTGTTGTGGGCCACCTGTACCTAACTGTACACCACCGTCAAATGGTCTGTGAATAAAGAATGATTCTGGGCGAGCGTACACAGTACCTGTTAATGCAGTGTTGGTATCTAATGGTCCACTTGTTCTTGCTGTATAGCGAACAGTGTTTAATGTAGGAACACTTTCAACAAAGAATGGTCCTTTTGCGTATGCATGGTTTGTACCAGAACTTGTAATATCAACTAACAAGCTCATACCTGGAACAAGTCCGTGGTAAGTTGGCCAAGTAATTTGAATAGTTGCAATAGCAACTGTAGTAATTACTGAACTATCAGAAATTGATGATGTTGAAGTATCACTTAAAGATACTGCACTCCAGAATCCAACGCTTGAGCCTAATGTAGCAGTACCAGAAATTGATGCAGCAGTAATGCCGCCGGCAACGTCTACTGCGGTAACTGTAATAGTTGCAGTATTTGCAGGCGTTGTACCTCCTAAGTTTGCCCCAACAATAGTAATGACGTCATTAACGTCGTAACCAGAACCTGGTAAGTTAACAAGTGGCG